CTTTCTTGGCGGCGCCCTTGGCGCTCAATCCTACCCAATGACCGGGAGCGTCTTTGAATCTCATGTCGTGCAAGTCACCATTCAATACAGGCATACCCCCAAACGTCTCAGGCAGGTGGTATTTATCAGTCGAGAACACGACTGCCGCATTATGTCCAGCGGCTATCCATTCCGCCGCTGTGCGTTGATTCTCGAGCGTCTCAGCCCTAGAGAATGTCAGGTGGTAGTTGGCAGGCGCGTTCCGCCTAACTTTCAACGGGGCCTTACTGTAATCATAGTACTGAATTTCGCTGCCGAATATGGCGAAGATCTCAGGCGTCACTGACTCCCAAGGAATATCAGTTGTACCATTGGGCCTAACTGCCGCCTTAATACCCTTGCGATTGGCAGTGTTCAAGTGAGATTGAATCTCAACTATCATCTGGAATGTGAATGCCTGCCTGTCAGCCATGAACAATTCCGCTCGTTTCATCATGGCTCGAGTCACGACTGTTTTGTCCATGTCAAATTCACGACTGGCCAGTGTCTCAGCGCCGTGATTCATTCTGCCTGAACCGATGCCAAGACACACCGCGCGGCATCCCTCAGTGGCCCATGGGCACAAATTCCAGCGCCCGGAACTATCAGATGGCGGCATATACGATACCATCGTGAGGTACGGCGTGGAGTCAGCCAATAGTGCAAGGTCGGCGGCATCGAGCGCGTTTGAGAGATCGATCTTGTAGCTACTCCCAAAGATTGTGGTTGAGCCAAGGAAAGCCCGGGCACGATTGACGCCTGCCGCAAAGACAGTTTCGTCGATATGCCCAGCGATTCGTTGACGTAGCGTTTCGTTCTGTTTCGTCCATCGGAACTGTGGTTGTGGTTTCGTGTTCATATCGTCACCTTTCCCGCTCTCGTTTCCGCCTTTGGACCTGCTAGTCATTGTGTCCATTTTCGTCATCGTCATGGGTATCGTCCTTTCCTATGTGGCCATTTTGGCCAGATTCTGTGTTTGGTTGGCTTGCCTCTTGGTTGAGGGACCAGACAGCCAGAATACATGAAATGGCTGGCTGCGTCAAAGTTTGTGACTGGGTGGTAAGGTCCAGTGTCCTGGCCAGCCGCCCAAAAGGCTTGGCTCGTTTCGCGGTAAAGGAGGGGGTATGGCTTGAGGGATATACTCTTAATAAGCCTCTACCCCTGACAGACTTTTCTTGCTAAAGCACCCCTTAGATTTCAATGAAACGGAGGCGTATTTCATTGCAATCCCAGCCTATTTCATGAAATGCCAGGAGATTTCATTGAAATCTGCAAGCCTAAACCGGGCATGGTTGCACGCTCGATTGGGGGGGTGCTGTCTTGCTCTAGCTACTAGCTACTAGTTGCTAGGACACACACACCCCCTTTAGGGGGGTGGTGTGTCACTAGACATGTAACATGTTATACTTGCCCGGATGCCAGCTTCCGTGACATATCCGCCAGCCCTTGTGTCTTCCGCCCTGCTGGGCCATATTCAAGGCCGCCCCCAGCGGGTGATTGCAGATATACTTCAGGTTCCAAGGGGAACCCTGCGCTACTGGTTTGAGGCTTTCGACAAGGGCCGCTTGGCCCTCGAGACCAGGGAGCATAGCCACCACTGGGTTATCGATAGTCCGAACGGCTCTGAATCTTTCGGCATATGCAAGATCTGCTTCGACAAGCGGAACTTCAAGAATTCCCAGGAGGTCAGTCTGAGATGGAGAGGTTCCTCGGCAAACTAAGGCCCCAGATATTTTTGGCCCTGGCCATACTTGGCGTGATTGCCGGGATTAGCATATACCGGGATCTCAACGAGGTCGCCGTGGGCTGCATTGCAGGCATAATTGCGCTCGCCAAAGACGTATTGCAGTCCGACGCTTAATGGGAGGAGAAGTCTATGGCTGACAGCAAGCCCCGCAAGAAGGCGGACAGTGACCCGGATGCCACCCAGGCCAGGCAGGGCGCGTTCATCGCCGCCTATGGCGAGGTTGGCTCGCTCCGCAAGGCCGCCGAGGCGTCCAGAGTGCCCCGAGCCACGGTGGTAAGCTGGGTTCAGCGGGACACCTACGGGTTCAAGGCCAAGTACGAGGCCTCCCGGGAGATGTTCCGCGAGTACCTCCAGGATATCGCGGTCCAAAGGGTCAAAGACCAGGGGCCGAAGGACAATCCCGTGCTGTTGATCACGCTTCTCAACGCCCACTGGCCTGAGAAGTATCGCCGGGACGGTAACGTGGTCGCCAATGAGGTCAAAGAGATGATGGGCGAGTGGAAGCGGTGGGTCCGCGAGAGCAATCGCAAGGCCAAACCCTCCCCCGAGTTGAAAGACGCCGAGGAAGCCCGGCAAAACGCCATAAACGAGGTCGAGCATATCCTCGCGAGGAAGAAGGGCAATGACCCTGGCCCCAAGTGAAACCCCCCAGATCACCGAATACCTGTTCTCTAAGCTAGACTTCGAGCCTACCGAGAAGCAGGCCCCCATCTTGGACTGCCGCAAGAGGTTTATCCTCGTCGCGGGTGGCGAACAGGCGGGGAAATCAATGGTGGCGTCCAAGTACCTGGTCTCCAGGTTTCTTGAGACCGATGAGCCGGGCCTTTACTGGCTCGTCGCGGCGGACTATGAGCGCACCAGGGCCGAGTTCGACTACCTGATTCAGGACTTCGCCACGCTGGGCATCCTCGCCGAGGCCTCCAAGCGCGTCGATCCAGGCCGGATCGTCCTCGCTGACGGCACCCGGATAGAGACCAAGAGCGCGAAAGACCCCCGGACGCTGGCAATGAGGGCGCCCAACGGGATCATCGGATGCGAAGCGTCCCAGCTCGACCTTGAATCGTTCCACAGAATGCGAAGCCGCTGCGCCCCAAAGCGCGGATGGCTGTTTCTTGGCGGCACTTTCGAGGGCAGCCTGGGCTGGTATCCCCAGCTCTTTCAGACCTGGCAGCACGGCACCGAGAACGAGCAGAGTTTCTCCCTGCCGTCGTACACCAACAAGCACCTCTACCCCGGAGGGAAGTCCGACCCGGAGATACTGCGGCTCAAGGCTATGGCCTCCGACGAGTTCTTCATGGAGCGCATCGAGGGAATTCCCTCCCCGCCCCAGGGCCTTGTTTTCGGGGAGTTTCGCCCAGACATCCACATATCCGAGAACGCGAAATGGTCCGTGGGCAGCCCCGTTTATCTATGGATGGACCCGGGATACGCCGGAGCCTACGCCGTCGAGGCGGTTCAGGAGATAAACGGGCAGATCTGCGTCATTGACGAGATCTACGAGCAGGGCCTGATCACCTCGGAGATCATCAATATCGCCCAGTCCCGCCCCTGGTGGAAGGATGTGGCCGGGGGAGTCATCGACATCGCCGGATACCAGCATCAGGCGATGTCCGCTCCTGCGGAGATCTGGCTCCAGGAGACAGGGATCTATTTGTCGGCGCAAAAAATCCGCATCAACGAAGGAACCGAAAGGCTGAAGAGCTTTTTGAAGTTCGATCCGGTTTCTAACGCCCCAAAAATAATTTTTAATCCAACTTGTCACGGAGTTCTGTCCGAATTCGGGGCGATGCCGTCCCCTATGGACGGGCAAACGCGAGCTTATCGCTGGAAAATGGACAGAGATGGTAATATAGTAGGTGAGTCTCCCGAGGACAAGAACAACCACGGGGTCAAGGCCGTCGTTTACGGCCTCGTTGACAAGTTCGGCTATGGCCATATCGGCAATAACAGCTTCATCAAGGTCAAGAGGTGGTGACGGATGGCCCGGCGCACTGTAGAAAACATTCTCGACCTGGTCGAGGGGCATCACGATGCCACGACCTCCCTACGTGCTCGCATGGACACGGACCACCAGCTCTATCGCCTTAGCCCCTACGACGCGGGTGACGGCTTCCAGAGCTACACCTCCAACGAGCCGCAGACCTACGCCGACAAGATCATCTCCTGGCTCTCCAGCGCGGACACCATTATCCGCATCCCCCCGGCGGGAAACCCCCGCAACAACCGGGAGGTCAACAACGATAAGGAACGGTTCCTCATCGGTGCGCTGAAATCGGCCAACGAGAGGCTCGCCTCGAAGCTCCTGCCCGACCTCCAGAGCCAGCTCTCCTGGTACATCGCCCTTCGCGGGTGGTACGCAGGCAGGGCGCTGCTGGTCAAAAGGGACGAGGACACCACATATATCGACATCACCCCCTGGGATCCCATGCACACCTACTGGGGCACCGACGCCAATGGCCTTTCATGGGCCTGCTACAAGACAAAAAAGACCCAGGGCGAGATCGAGAGCCAGTACAATGTCCGGCTTGGCTCTGGCCGGGACGACACCGACGGCATCGATGTCTACGACTTCTATGACCGCGAAGATAATTTCGTGGCAGTCCCCAATCGTTTTATCAAAAAGCGCACCCGACACACCCCCGAGGACGATTCGTCCTACGGGACGGTCCCGGTTTTCCTCGGCCCCGTGGGGGCCAACCCCCTGATCCAGTCGCTCGAGTGGTCCTCCATTGAGGACACCTACGAGGACTACGGCGAGTCGGTTTTCAAGTCCACCCGGGATCTCTACGAGAACCACAACTTCATGATGAGCGTCATGCTGGAGCTGACCGCAAGGTCGCGCAAGCAGGGCCTGAAGATCATGTCCCGGGACGGCCAGAAAACCCTCGAGGAGGATCCCTACAAAGAGGGCACCGAGATATCCCTGGCCCAGGGCGAGGATGTCCAGCCGCTGGGCCTCATGGAGGTGGCCCGGGAGACTGGGGCCTACATGGGCATGGTCTCCGGCGAGATACAGCGCGGCTCCATTCCCCACTCGGTCTACGGGGAGCTTCAGTTCCAGCTCTCGGGGTTCGCCATCAACACCCTCAAACAGGGCGTTGAGACAGTGCTTTCCCCCAGGATCATCGCCCTTGAGCAGGCGTACAAGCAAATCTTCCGGCTTCTCTGCGACCAGTACTCCAGCGGCGCGTTCACCGCGATGGAGCTTTCGGGCAGGGACAACAACCGAATGTACTTCTCCGAGACCGTCACCCCGGCCCGAGTGAAAGAGGGCGGGGACATTGAGGTCTCGATTGTGGCCCGGCTGCCCCAGGACGATATGGCCAAGTACTCTATGGCCCAGATCGCCAGGGAGGGAGCCACCCCGTTGCTGCCGGACCTCTGGATTCGGGACAACGTGCTGGGCGTTCAGGACGCGGACCAGATCGAGGACGCCGTCAAGGAACAGATCGCGGAGCGGACGCTGCCCGAGGCGGGCATCTGGAGTTTGTATCAAGCCTCAATGAAACAGGGCCGGGATGACCTGGCTCAGTTCTACGCAGGCGAACTGACCGCCATGCTATTGAGCAAGGCGAAGGTTCTATCGGATAATCTTAGCGGCGGGGCGCCGCCCGGCCCATCCCCGGGTGCATTGCCTCCAATGCCACAGGGCGCCCCGCCACCGGGCGGACCGCCGCAGGGCGGCCTGCCTCCCATGCCGCCGCCCGGGGCCATGCCCCCGGCGATGGCTGGCGTGCCGCCCCCCGCGCCAACCCCGCAGGGAGGCCCGGTGGTTCCGCCAGGCCAACCCAGGCCCGGGGCGCAGGGTGAGCAGCAGCGACTCCGAAGCATGGGCCTCGTAGGCCCGAGAGGCTAAGATGCCATACGAAGACGATCTGCCAAATATATTCGCCAATCTGGCCAGCCTGGTTGTTTCTGGAAATGGCACCCCCCAGGCTCTAGCCACTATCTATTCCACGGGCGATCTGCCCCAGGAGGAGCCGTCCGGCCCCACCCTGGCAGACCTGGAAGAGCAGTTCCAGCGGGAACAAGGGGACACGTACACCGATATCCTCTCGTCCACCGGAAATCCCCATCAGGCAGGCATTATCGCCAGCGCCCAGTCCCGGGAGGCGATCAACGCCGCCGTGAACCAGACCATGGTCAACATCCTGGCCAAAGACGAGAACAAGGTCTCCCTGGCCGCTGACGCGGTCATGAGCTACGAAGGGCCGCTGGACCCCGACATGAACGTGGCCGACATTGTCGCCCCGATCTACAATGTTTCCCCCACCAAGGTCGAGGCAGTGTTGAAGGACCGAGGCAAACTGGCAGAGAGCTATGCCAAGCCCTTCTACGATATGGATATCGGCCAGGACATAATCGTGCAGCCGGAGATGATCAAGCCCGGCCCGATGGCGGGTGACCCCTGGTTCAATCAGGCCATTGATATGAAGCAAGAGATCGACCCAACGACGGGCCAAACCTTCGTGCCGCCTCCCCCTCCAGCAGGCGAGCCGTCTGGCGGCTTGGTGATAACGCCAGCAGCAGACATACCGCCCTGGCAGAGATCACCAAGGTTGACCGCTGCGCCATACCATGACCCTCCCCGCACCATCTCATCTTCTGCGATGGCCAGGCAGGGGCTGCCTAATGTTTTTGAGAAGGTCCCGGAAGTCGTTGGACGGGCCTTAGGGTCAGTCGTCGAGCCAGTCGTCTCGTCTCCTTTCGTTGAACAGACCTTAAGGCCAGTCGTCGAGGCGGCGACAGGCGTTATAACCGATCAGGGGCTTCGTGAAGCTGACCACGTAAAAATGAATGTCGATCTGGGTAGTCATCTCTATAGCTCCCTTACAGAAAAATACCCCGAACTGACGCCCCAGGAAAAGGAGGAAGCGCAGCATCACCAGGCGTATGCTTACAGACTACGCCGCGAAGCGTCGGAAGCTGACCCCGTAGGCGTTATATCGGATGACCCTGAAGCTGAGGAGCTACGGGCGATCAATAACGCAATTGTGGATGAATGGCTGGCCGATCTTCAGAGAGAGTTTCAAAACGCCCTGGGAGATCCGCGTAGGGACAATGCATACTTCCTGGGTCGGATTAACGAAATTATGGACACGACTGAAGGCCGGGGATCTGGATTTGCGGGTAGGTCCGCGGAGGATCTTTTGGCCTCTTGGGGCGAAAACCTCCGGTCTATGAAACCTGATCCCGAAGCAGCAGCGGGAACGACCCCCACCGTCACCGACCCCGCGCAAGAAGAAGTGATGTTAGGTCCATTTCGTTCGCTACGCGAGCTGGCAACGATAGTTGAAGGGGCTGAGGCTGCGCCTATCCTCACCAAGATGCTGAGTAGCCAAGACCGCACATATGATTACTTTGTGTCCCCTGAAGGGCTAGGGCTTTGGGTTGACCAAGAAAAGAATCTCTGGGGAGCGCAAGAAGGGCCTGGCGGGATTGACCAGCTAATTAGCTACGGGCAGATGGCGAAGGGGGGCACCTGGAACAACGAGACTGAGTACACCCTTGGCGGCCACACATGGCTGCACAATCCCGATAATGCCGCCATGCCCTGGCGGATCAAAGACGAGCAACCCGTAACAACTATGGCGGGTGGCGCCGCCCTGCCGTTGCGAAGCACGCTGAGATCGATGACCCCAACCAAGCAGTGGGAAACGCTCA